AAGAAGCAATTGCTATAGTTAGAGATGGAGGCGGAGAACAAGTTAAACGTTCTTTTCAAGCAATTGATTCGATTTATTATATTAATAAAAAAAAAATAAAACCTTTTCATAGATTATTTTCTAACTGTAGATTAGATTGGTTAGAACATCAAAAGAAAGAAAGGTATTTTAATTATGAAGGAGCAGATTGTTATCTTTCTAATGAAAGTGTAGGAGGGTATTATTATTTAATGGCTAAGGATAGAGCTGGTTTTGATGTTAATGGTGAAGGACAGTTAATGGGATTAGCTGCTTACTCAGGTAAATCTATTAAAGAAGAATTAAAACAAGCTGTTGAGATAGGTAGAGATGCTCAAGAAAAAACGTTAAAAGAATGTATTGAATTAATTATAAAAGCTAAAGAATATAGCTCTTGTAAAAATATAATATTAACTGGTGGCTATCATCTTAATTGTTCCAATAATTTTAAATTAGTAAAAATATTTCCTGAATTAAATTTTTTTGTAGACCCTATACCTTATGATGGAGGGACAGCTGTAGGAGCAGCTTTATATTATGAAAATTATAAAAAATAAAAAAGAAGCTATTGATATAATTTTAGATCAAAAAATTATAGCAATTTTTCAAGGACACTCAGAATGGGGAGCAAGAGCTTTAGGTAATAGATCTTTTCTTTTTGATCCTAGAAATCCTAAAGCAAAAGAAATTGTTAATAAGTTTAAAGGAAGACAGTTTTGGAGACCAACGGCTGCTACTATATTATATGAACATAGAAATGATTATCTAGATATGCACGGATTAGATGAGTCTCCTTATATGACTTTTGCTATAGATGCAAAACCTAAAGCTTTAAAAGAAGTGCCTGCTGTTGTACATGTAGACGGCACTTGTCGTTTTCAAACTTTAAAAAGAAAACAAAATCTTAAATATTATGATTTGATAAAAGAATTTTATAGAAGAACTAAAGTTCCATTATTGCTTAATACTTCTTTTAATTTAAAAGGCTATCCTATTGTAGAAACTGAGAAAGATGCTATTTTTACCTTGAAGGAAAGTAAAATAAAATATATATATAAACCATGAAAGGGATGATTTATGCTACATAAAAACTACTATTGGTATTTTGAAAAAGCTTTATCAAAAGCTACATGTAATAAAATTATTAAACACGGTGAGGCTAAACAATTAGAAATAGCTTCTATTCAAGATATAGCTGTTAATAAAAAAGTTACAAAAAAAGAAAAAGCCTATATAGAAAAATCTAGAAAATCTCAAGTAAGGTTTATAAATGACAGATGGCTATATGATTTATTTACACCTTTTATTAATATAGCTAATAAAAATGCAGGATGGAATTATGATTTAACTTGGTCTGAAAGTTTTCAATACACAGTTTATAAAAAAAGTAATTTTTATCATTGGCATCAAGATACTTTTGGAGAACCTTATAAATCTGAAGATCCTAATTTTAATGGTAAGATTAGAAAAGTATCTTTAATATGTAATCTAACTGATCCTAAAAAATTTACTGGGGGTGAAGTTGAATTTGATATTACTAATCAACGCAGCAGAGAAAGCACTATTTTAAAATGTAAAGAAGCAAGACAACAAGGCACTGTAATAGTCTTTCCTAGTTATTTATTTCATCGTGTTAGACCTGTTAAATCAGGAATAAGAAAGTCATTAGTTAATTGGAATCTTGGAAACCCATGGCGTTAGAGTCAATACAATATAGTTGGGGACCTCTTTTATACAAAGGTAAATTATCTCCTGAAGACACAAAAAAAGTATTAAAAATTTGTGTTAAAAATAAAAAATTTGACGCTGTTACAAGTTTAGCAGCAAACATAAAAGAAGAATTTTTTATAAACAAAATGAAGTTTATGGAAATTACACAAAAGTATTATGCCAACTATATAAAAAATTTTGAAGCATATTACAATACAGGTGTTTCTAATCTTAATCTTGACTCAGCTTGGGTTAATTATATGAAGGCGGGTGAAAGTAATCCTCCTCATATTCATGTTAATTGTAATTTGTCTAGTGTTTGGTTTTTAAATATACCTGACAAACTTAAAAAAGAAAATTTAAAATATAGAGGAACAGTTGTCGGTGGAGGACCAGGTTCAATTTGTTTTATGCATGGAGCATTTAGTCCTATGGCTATTGATGAAGTTAGATACTTTCCTGAAGAAGGAGACTTTTTTATTTTTCCATATAACGTAAAACATTACGTATCACCTTTTCTTTCAAAGTGTGTTAGAATATCTGTAGCAGCTAATTATACAATTGATGTAACAGCTGGAAAACAAAAAAACGCAGGGTTTTTTGGAAGCTATGAAAAAAACTAAATTTACAAAAGATAGATATATAGTTTTAAGACAAGTGATAACTAAAGAAGTTGCTAATTTTCTTTTACATTATTTAATAATGAAAAGAACTGTGGCTTATATTCTACATAGAAATAATGGAGGAGAACATGGAATGGCCGGAACAGGATCATTTAATGATCCACAGGTTCCAGGAGCATATTCTTTATATGGAGACTCTGCTTTTGATACTTTATTAAATTCATCAACTACTATTGCTTCAAAAATATCAGGTAAAAATATATTTCCAACTTATTCTTTTGCAAGACTTTATACACAAGGTCATGAATTAAAAAGACATACCGATAGACCTAGTTGTGAAATATCAACTACAGTCAATTTAGGTGGAGACCCTTGGCCTATATTCTTAGAACCATCAGGAAAGAAAAATAAAAAAGGTAAAAAAATAATGTTAAAACCAGGTGATATGTTATTTTATTATGGTTGTGATCTAGAGCATTGGAGAGAACCTTTTAAGGGACGTGCATGTGGCCAAGCTTTTTTACATTATACTACAGATAAAAGTTTTAAATATGATCATAGAGAACATCTAGGCCTACCTAAAATACCAAAGAAATGATACTTGAGTCATTTATAAAAGAATGTCTTGAAGAAGCTACAATAACAAAACAAAAACATTATGACGTTACTGGTCGTTTAAAAGAACGATCTAATAGAGTAGAAAAATTTAGTGTTAGAAAATATGATGAAAAAAACAGCGATTTATTTCAATCTTTAAGCTCGAAGAGCAATGCTGATCGAATAGTTTTTGCTTTTAATGAATACTGGATTATTCTAGATGTTAATGAAATTAAGAAATTTTCTAGACTAAATAAAAAAACTAAGCTATCATTCGCAGATTTATACGAAAAAACCGACTGGATTATAAAGATAAAACGAGTATAATGAGTTATTATGGCATTACAAAAAGTACAGTTCTTACCAGGATTCAACAAACAAATTACAGAAACTCAAGCAGAGGGTCAATGGGTAGATGGTGATAATGTTAGATTTAGATATGGCACACCTGAGAAAATAGGTGGCTGGTCACAGCTAGGTGAAAACAAACTTACTGGAGCTGCCAGAGCTATGCATCATATTGTAAATAGTTCAGGTATTAAGTTTTCAATTATAGGAACAAACAGAATTTTATATGCATACTCAGGTGGTGTGTTTTACGACATACATCCTATTAAATCTACAACAACTTTAACAAGTGCTTTTAGCACTACAAATGGGTCGCCAACTGTAACAATAACTTTTTCTTCAGGTCATGGTCTTTCACCTGGTGATATTATTTTATTAGATAATTTTACAGCAATAACTGGATCTAATTATTCTGCATCAGACTTTGATGATAAAACATTCATGGTAACATCTGCACCAACAAACTTAACAATAACAATTACAATGCCTTCAAATGAATCTGGAGCTGGCGCTACAACATCTGGAGGTATTAGAGTTCAAATTTATTATCCAGTAGGACCCGCAGAACAACTACCTGGATTTGGTTGGGGCTTAGGACAATACAGTGGTACAGTAGCTAACCCACAAACAACAACTTTAAATGGAGATATTAACTCTTCAACGACAACTATAGTTTTAACAAGTGCAACAAACTTTCCATCAACAGGTACAAACTTTATAAAAATAGGCACAGAAGAAATGTCTTACACAGGTATATCTACAAACACATTAACCGGTGTAACAAGAGGTGTTAGAAATACGACAGCAGCATCACACTCTGATGGAGATACTATTACAGATACTTCTGATTTCGTAGCGTGGGGCGAGGCTGCATCAGGTGACTTAACTATTGATCCAGGACTTTGGTCTATTGATAATTTTGGTAATAAAATTATTGCTCTTATACATAACAAACAAGTTTTTGAATGGAACGCTGATGCATCTAATGCAACTGCAACAAGATCTACAATTATTACTGGAGCTCCAACTGCATCAAGAGATATGATTGTATCTACTCCAGATAGACACTTAGTATTCTTTGGAACAGAAACAACTATTGGTGATTCAACAACACAAGATCAAATGTTTATTAGATTTTCTAATCAGGAAGATATTAATACTTATACACCTACAGCTGTTAATACGGCAGGCACACAGAGACTTGCAGATGGTTCAAGAATTATGGGAGCGGTTAGAGGTCGTGATGCTATTTACATTTGGACTGACACAGCTTTATTTACTATGCGTTTTATTGGTCCACCATTTACATTTGGTTTTGCACAGGTAGGTACAAACTGTGGATTGATAGGACAAAATGCTGCTGTAGAAGTAGACGGTGCAGCATACTGGTTTTCAGAAAATGGTTTCTTTAGATATGCTGGTGCTCTTCAATCATTACCTTGTTTAGTAGAAGATTTTGTTTTTGATGATTTAAATACTACAGCTAATCAACTTATAAATGCAGGATTAAATAATTTATTTGGTGAGATTAATTGGTTCTATTGTTCTTCAGGATCAACAGTTGTTAATAAAGTTGTGACGTTTAATTATTTTGAATCTTCACCGGAAAGACCAATATGGACAACAGGAACATTAGATAGAACAACGTGGCAAGACTCAGCAGTATTTGGATTACCGCATGCTACTGATTATGATGCTGATTCAAATACCTCTTATGACGTTGTTGGAAATACAGATGGATGCACTATTTATTATGAACACGAAACTGGAACAGATCAAGTTACAGCTGGCGCTACAACAGCTATAGTTTCTAATATAGAATCTGGAGACTTTGATATTGATCAAGGAGGTAGTGGTGAATTCTT